TTTCAATGCCTTCCACCTTCGCGAGCAGGATGCCCAAAGTCCTCTCTACGCCACTAGTCGCCATGCCTACGTTCCTTTCGTAGCCGTGTTAGAAAATAAGGAACCATTGGCATGCAAAGTGCATCAGCCTTCGGCGGTCCCGGAGATCGCTGTTGGTCAGGGTCGGCGCACGATGCCCGTCGCGCGTCAGCCCGCTTCGTTATTTGCGGCCTCTAATGGCTGTGGCGATGACCTGTGCCCCGCCTAGTGCGGCTCCTGAGTAGAAGATATTTCCAAAGACGATATCGGCATATTCCTTGAGCTGCGGCGGAAGCGCGGCCACGTCAGGCAGTGCGCCGTTCAAGGTGCTGTCCATCATCCCCCATCCGTGCCAGATGCATGTTGGGACAGCGGCAATGGACCATGCCACCCAAAACATCGGGAACTGCATCCCGGCCTTGACGACGCCCGCCGCTTCGGCGTTGAATGACGCTTCCCGCGCAGCATCGATCTTGCGACGTTCGTTCTCGGAATCGGCCTTGCGCTCCAGATGGCCTAGAACGCGGTCGAGAAAGCCGAACCCGGCAGAGCCGAGAAGCTTGGCGACGATTGAGGCGAGCATCAGCGCTTCCTATCCTGTCCCGGAACCACGATGTCGGGAACGCCAGCCGGCGTCTTGATCACCACGTCTTCGCCCTTTGGCACAAGCTGATCGACGGCCTTGGCGGTTTCCATCGCCTTGACGGACGGGCGCTTGATCGCGGCATAGATTGGAGGAATCGCAGCGATGATCGCCCCGGTGACGATGTAGGCGAGCTGATCGACAACGGTGGACACGTCGCTATCGGAGAAGCCCTTGCTGGCAAGCCAAATGCCGACGCCGTGGATGGCGTAACGCACGAAAATCATGAGGATTGGCGAGATGCTTTCGGGCGTCATTTCTGTTCACTCCAATGAGGGAATGTGGTAGGGTTTGCGAATGAGATATTCAGGCCGTTGGTATCCCCTCGAAGCGCCGATCTTCCCCCTTCCGGAAGGAGTCCAGCCGCGTTCGGGAGCAAGCTATCTTGAGGCTTTCGACAGCAACATCGTGAAGCTCTACATCCGGAACGACCGCCTCATTGCCGAGACGGAAAGCGGGATGACGCATATTGTCGGCGCGAAGTCCTCAGCCCCGCTTGAACAGCTTCGCCAGGATTGACGCGAGGATTGCCCAGAAACCGCCCTTCCCTGCCACAGGAGCGGGCTTGACGGGTTCGGCTGGCTTCGGAGCCGGGGAAGGTTGGACGGGCACGGGTGAGGTTTTCTCGCCGTATCCAATGCGCTTCAGGTCGGCGTTGTATTCCTTGGCATAGCCGGCGATCATCACAGCCTTGTCGGTGCCATTGATGATGCGCCGGGCGTCCACGAAATTCGACTTCGCCAGAGTGATATAGTCGGACAGTTTCTTGCCGGTGAACCACCCGTCGCGAGAGCCGATGACAAGGATCTCCGCCGAATAGGTCGGTTCGAGAAGCTTCTTCGGATCTGACACGAAATCGACGCCGAGTTCCTTGCTGGCCTTCTTGTAGTTTTCCAGCCATGTGAGCTGCACGAAGCCCATGCCCACGTAGGGGTAATATTTCTTCTTGCGGAGATAGGCTTCGCCGCCATACTCACGGACGGGCTTCATCGTGTGCGCCGTCTCGTGCCACGCCGTTGCCAGCACATAGGCTGCTTGATTGCGGAGCAGCCCGTGTTTCAGGCACATATCGATGATGAGCCGCGTGTGGCCCTTGTCGAGGTCCATGTCGGTTTCCTTATGTGTTGAAGTCGGGCGGGAGCCGGTCTAGGCTTGCCGCAACGGAGAGGATGATATGGACGAACTGACGCGCGACAGAGCCAGATGGAAGGGCGAGATCGTCCTGTCATGGAAGGACATCGGACTCGTAGTGCTTGGCATCCTCAGCCTTGTCGCGCTTGTGGGCATGGCGCTGTTGATGCTTAGGCTTGGGCAGGAACCGCCAACGCCGCCGCTATGGTGATCAGGCCGTCTCGTATTCGCCTGCGATGTAGATCAGGTCACCGTTGACACACGGGAAACTGTTATCGTTCGCTTTTACGACATAGACATAGGCGGTGTTCGGCAGAACACGACCGCGCAGGGTGGCACCAGTGTTGAGATTCTCCCCGACCCAATACTTGATGCACGTCCCCCGGTTGACAGCAGTGGCCGGAAGAGTGAGGCGAATTGCCCCGGTCATGGCGCCGATATCCGTCATGGTTGCCTGGATCGACACTTTCCTCACCTTGGAGGAGGCATACTCCCATTCTCCAGAAATCGTAGCTGCTACGGGGGCATCCGCTCCATCCGCATCTGTCGCGGTCGGCGTGTAGCCCACAGACACAGGAGTCGCGATTCCTAGTTTGTCTCCGGCGCTGTTGGTCAGAGTGAAAACATCCGCGATCACCCGTATGTCATAATAATTCGCGGGGGTGTCGAACTGATAGATGCGCAGAGAAGCGTTGGCCGTGATCTGTTCAAGCTGCGTCTTCCCCTTGTGCCGGAGCTGTAGCCCGTAATCCCAGCCGGCGTCGGTAGCGCTGTAGCCATAGAATGCCGTGCCGCCTTGACCCGCCATTTTCGCGCAGTCATAGCCCCACTCCCCGCCGTCCCGGTCATTCACAACAGCGGCATGGATCTGGATGGAATGCTTCGTGGCAAACGTCACCGCATCAATGGATTGGGATGCCGCCTCCATGAAGGCGCCAAAACCGTTGATGATCACCCCGTTCCCAAGGATGGCGCACACATCGCCATTGACCTGTCGATAGGTAAAGAGTGACGTGTCTATCTCACCATCAGCAGCCGTGAGGTTCGGATACCCCTCCTTGAACGCGGCGGCGGTAAAGGTGTAGCCAGCGCGCGAAGGTCCGGTAGCAAGACCAGACCCCTCGTTGACCATTTCGAGATGCAGCAGGGACTTCGCCTGCGTATGCTCGCCAGTGAGTGTCCCGGATATTTTCGTCGCCGCGTCCGTTCCATATGTCGAGGCGGCATAGAGTGCGCCCTGCTTGTCGAACTGCGTCTGGACTTTTGAAATGTCATCGACGCTTCGATTGACCAACTCTTTCCCGTTGTCAGACCAGCCAACGACCTTGCCGGCGATGTTGGGGGGGAACTGCCATTGATTAACGTCGCCCATGCGGATTCTCCATGCAGAAAAGCCGCCCCGGAGGACGGCTTGGATGGCTTGATGATGTTCGGTTAGGTCAGCAGTCGCGCGCGGCGTGACCGTAGTTGCAGTCTGACGGCTCCAGGAAACTGCCCGGCCCGTCGTTCACGACCTGCCACAGGGCAACAGACACAAGGAACACGGCAACGCCATAGCCGGGCGAATTGCGCCCAGCCCAATAAGACAGGGCAACAGCAGCCCCGAAGAATGCGAACCAGATCATTCCACCGCGTCCACAAGCGCGGGCTTAACCCCGAGGTGGATCGCGCTTCTGACACCCGGCAGTGTCGCGCCGGGGATCTGGCGGATGATGGCGTTCGCCCCGCTCTGCTTCAGGTCGCCCTTCGAAAGCTGTTCGGCAATCACGGCCAGATCCTGAAATAGCCCGGCGCTCGGCCCAAGCACCGCGCCCAGCTTGTTGCGTGAGGCATAACGAGAAACTGGCCCGCCAACATCTTCATCCCCTGCCATCTTCTGCATCGCCGTGGTGATGCCGAACGGTGCGCCCAGCTTCTCGGCCGTGTTCGACACCTCAAATGGTAGGGACAGAATTCCGGTCCTGTCCAGCCCGTTCGCGATCCACAGTCCGGGGTTTTTCAAAAGCCTCTCGGCCTCATCCATATCCCCGCGTTCCACGAACTTCAGATAGGAGATCATCATGCCAATGGCCGTGGCGAAAACCAGTTGCTCCGCCAGCCTGTGCGGGCGCTCCTGAAGCCCGGCAATGAGGACGCGCTGATGCGAGGCAAGCCCGAAGGACTTGAACTGCATGATCAGTTTGCCCCAATTCGTCTTCATCCACAGAGGGGTGTCCGCCACACCCTTCGTGATGATGGTCCGGTCAACGTCCTTTGCCAGAGCTGCGCCATAGGCACGGCGTGCGATCTCGTCATCCCATTGCGAGATGTTGGCGCCGCGAATGCCGTTCTCTTCCACCCCGTGCTTTTCGAACTGCTTGGCGATGCGCCCGGCCATATCCTCGTTGATGCCGAGGAAGGCCATATAGGCACGTTCCCGCTCACCAGCCTTCGACCAGTCCGCCGCGTTCTTCAGGATGCGATTCTGCGTCATGACCGACGCCATCATCTTCATCGTGTCGTTCCACCAGGCAAGCCCCGTCGCCTTGGAGAACAGATTGGTCGCATTGGACAGATAGCGGTCGAACTTCGATCCGTAGGCGTATGGATCGTTCAGATCGGCAAGTGACGCCAGCCGGGTTTGCAGGACGGTTTCCGACACGACACCGAGATCGCGCGCATCGGCCTTGGCGATCCTTACTGCCTCCGTATTCGACACAAGGGCCGGGAGGGCTTCCTTCATCGTGTTGCGCACGCCGTGAACGCCGAGCAGCCGGGACGCATCGGTCAGGCTCGTCATCACCACGCCGCCCAGCAGGCGCATGTAGTTCCACGCCAGCGCGCCGCGCGTGAGACGCGACCATTCCGACGACTCTTCCGCCGCCCGATAGGTGCCCCGGATCATGTCGCGGAAGGCTTCCAGGTTCTTGCGGTCCCGCTTTTCGTCCAGCGTCAGCTTCTCTCGCTCTTCCGGCGTCTTAGCCTGCTTCCGCAGCGCCTCGTAATCCTTGCCGATGGCGTCGAGTTGATCCTTCATATCCGCCCGGCCGAACTTCTCGGCAAGCCCGACCTCAGCACCCATCACGCGCGTGTAGCGGCGCATGATCAGTTCCATGTCGTTTTCCAGGAAGTCCTCGACCAGGGCATCGGCGATCTTGAACGTGCGTTCCTTCAGAGGCCCGCGCTTGACCGGAACCAGCCATGACGGCGCATCCCCTGCCCCGCGCCCCGTCAGGTTGTTGAATACCGACGAAACGACTTCCTCCACATAATCCTTCAGGTCCGCCTCGTTGACGAAATCCGGCCTCTTATCCGCAGGGATCTTCGCGATCTCCTTTCGGAAATAGTCCCGCGCAATAGACCGGAACTCGTCTTCGCGCCCGACCAGCGTTTCGCGGCTCCACAGGCGGGTGACATAGCTTGCCGCCGTCTCGACCTTGATATCGTCCGGCAGCACCCCGATCGCCTGAGCGCGCTTCAGGAGCGGGTCGAAGACCTTGGCCCTTGCCTCCTGAGCGGCGCGCGTGACAAACTCGTTCCCGTTCGGATCGACATCGCCACGGCGCCCGGCCTTCGATATGGCCTCATAGAAATCCGACTTGGTCCCGGTAAAGCCGCCGGTCTTGGCTTCCTTGTAGAGGTCGCGGCTCGAACGGACCCACTGGCTCAACATGCCGCGCTGGTATTCCTTGACCAGGTTCTCCACATCCGCGCCGAGCGTTTGCCCTTCCATGTTCATGCGGGAATAGATCGGGTTATCGACAAGCTGTGTATATGTCTCGCGCACCTTCTTCGACGGCGAGAGCATGGTCTGGATGCCGGGGTTGATCTTCGCCGCCGCCGTTGCCTTGGCAATAGCCTGTGCGATGCGCGGCCCACCGACGCCCAAATCGTCCAGCTTGATATTGTCGCCCACCGCAGCGGCGCCGGCCGACTGTGCCCGCGTGACGATCGTCTCGACAATCTCATCCGGGTTCGGGACTTCAGACGCGAGATCGTCCTTAAGGCTGCGCGAGAACGCGTTCCATTCCGCATTGGAAAAGAACTTTGCGCCCGCCGCGCCTACCAGCCCGCCAAGCAGCATGGAGCCGCCTATGGCAAGCGCTGACTCTGATCCCGGCCTGATTTCCTGCGTGGCCTGTAGACCCGCTTCCTGGACCGCTGTGCCTATGCCCGCTGCAGCACCGACTGCAACAGCCGTGCGGCCTGTCCTGTAGCCGATCTGCCCCGCCTTAACCAATGCGCCACCGGGGAGCAGGATGGTCGGGTCTGCAAGCGCCGCGCCCATCTGAAGGCCAACACCGGTCCAGCCCGACGCAGCGAGGATTTCGCGGTCCTTCTTTTCCTTGTCGATGTCCGTCTTGATCGCAGCAGCGGCATTCGGATTGAATGCGCTTTCGAACCTGTCGGCGTAATCCTCATAGCCCTTGAGATCATCGAAGGGGTTATAGGCCGGATCGACCTTGTAGAAGTCGTCCACCTCCCGCCGCGCCGAAGTGATGTAGGAGCCGATCAGGTTCTCTTGGCGGAAGGCCGCGCCCAACGTGTCGAGAAACGCCGGGTCTGGCCTGTCATATTCCGACACGCCGACATATCCGCCATCAAGGGGAGTGGTCCGGTCAAAGGGCATCAGTTGCCACCCGTCAGAGGATCACCGTCAAGGAAGTTGTCCAAGGACTTGTCACGGTTGCGGCCCGCTTCCAACTGCGCCTTGTTCTCTTCCCACTTTGCCTTGTTCCCTGACAGACCTGCCCCCTCTGGCGGAACGGCATAGAACGGGAAGTTGAACATCTCCACGCTCCCGTCCTTCTCGTAAAACAGCCGGTAGCGCGCGGGCTTCTTCGCCCGCCAGTCAGCGTCCGTGTTCTCGTCGGCTTGGAGAAACACCTTCTCCGTCTCGACGCCCTCCGCCTTCAGCGTCTCGATAGCCTGTTGGCGCACATAGTCGTGCGTCCCGTCCTGCCCTGCCGGATAGGTCCGCTCAGGGGGAAGGCGCGTGATGATGTTGTCGCCGGCCAGTGTGAACGAGGATGGCGCATAGCGAAGCGCAAAGCGCTGGTCCGCATATGTCTTGGCAAGGTCCACATCGCCATTCGCGTCGAACAGGCTTTCTTCCAGGATCGACCGGTATTCACCGACCATCGCCGCTGCCTGGCGCGGGTTCTCTCCCAACTGAGGGTCGAAGCCAAACACGCCGGGATCGAAGATATCGCGGACTGTCGCTTCCGACGCCTTGTCCTTGATGAACTTCTTCGCCGGTTCCGAGTCCATCAGCGACTTGCGAGCCGCCACCTTTTCAGGGTCGCGCTGATCAATAATCCTCTGCGCGGCCTGTTCCTCGGTCATTCCGACTGTATCGACATAGTGATTGAATGCCGTGGCCGCGTCAGCCGCCTTGGAGCCATTGTCGCGCTTGCTGAGAGCGGCCGGATCAATCTGTTGAATACGCGCTGCGCGGGAAGCAGCGGCAGCCACGTCCTTTACCTTACCGCTTTCCAGCCCGCGATTGATCTCGGACACCGTGCCGATCGGAACAATGCCCGTGCGGCGAACCATCTCGTCAGTCCAAATGGACCTGATACTCCGACCAAGACCTCCGGTCGGCTGTTCCGCAGCCCCTCCTATGGTAGCGCTTGGCGATGCCCCACTCGTCGCATCACCCGTCGCGCCACTGTCCTGCATAAGCGAACGTTCCATCCGATCGACAAGGGTTTTCGCCTTGCTGTCGTAGGAATCGAGCGAGAGAGACCCGTCACGGAATGCGGTCCATGCTTCCGTGAGGTTGCGGCCATCCTCCTGAGCAGTGCGCAGTTTGCCGAGAAGCGTTGCCTGGTCGCCACCATTCAGCCCCGAGCCGAGGATCTGGTTTTCGCCCGTGATCTGGCCCGTGGCAATTCCAAGCTCCAATTGGTCTTTCAGCGAGGCGTATTGTGTGCTTTGCTGGGTGCTGACCGTGCGCTGCGCATCGTTCTGCAACGCCATGATCTCGTCAATGGATAGGCCGGCATAGCGCGGGTCTTTTGAGAAGTCGCCGCCCTGCCTGATCTCCGTCTCACCGCCGCCTAGCTTGGACAGGGCGCGATTGAATTTCGCCTCGTATTCGCCGATGCTCGTTCCGAGAACGTCCTTCCGCCCGACCTTGCCCACGCCACCCGTTCCGCCGATCCATGCCTGCGCGGCTTTACCGGGGTCGCCAAACCGCTTCACATAGGAGCCGAATTCGCCATCGAAGATCGCGTCCTGGATGCTCGGATCGCGCATGAACTCTTCAGCCGTCACCCGCCGGCCGAGATGCTTCTCCGACCACGGCCCAATGTTGGACTCCATAATCTGATATTTGCCCAGCGCGCGGCCCATCTTTGGATGACGCGGGCCAATTGCGGCATATCCGCCAGACCCAGCGCTTTCGATGGATGAGATGGCTTCGCGCCACTGCTGAGGACCGCCCGGCACTTTAACGTTGCGGCCGACCTCGGCAAGGAAGTCCTCCGGCTTGAACTGCGCCATGCTCTTCGCACGCGAGAGCTTCAGGTTGCGGTCGACCGTCTCCCGCGCCTTCGTCTCCTGCTCAGGCGTCATCCATTTGCGGGCGCCCTCGAAGTCGTCCATCGCGCGCTTGTAGACGCTGTCATACTGATCAGGATCGGCAAAGATCGCCTGAGAATGCGCGTTCATCGCCTCGGCGAAATCGCCGGTTCGCTTTGTCAGTTCGCTTTCAGCCTGGAACCGGGTAGACCTTTGAGTGAGGTCTACGCCATAGCTGTCCGCCCATTGGGTATAGAGCTGCTGCGCGCGCGGGCTTGGCGCTTCCGCAAGCTTAGTATCCCGACTGGTCTTGAACCGCTCCCCGACATCCGCAATGTATGTCCCTGCCTCGCCGGTCGCCGCTTTCTGCGCCTCCTGCTCTGCCGCAATCATCTCGGTTGCGGTTTGTGCGCGGGCCTTGGAAAACCAAGCCTCATCCTGCGTATTGCGGATCTTCTCCGCTTCCGCGCCGAACGTCTCGCCGAGATTGGCAACAGTTGCGCCCAGCCCTGCCAATGCACGGCCAGGCGCGGTGAATGCGCCATCCGAGGCATAGGAGGCCGTGGCACCCCCGCCCAGCCCCACCGATCGCTCATATGTTGGGAACTTCGGCATCAGGTCGCCATCGGGTTGTATTTCTTGGCATACTGCTTCGCGGCCATGTTGCCAAAGCCGGACAGGAGCGATGTTCCGGCATTGATGAAGCCGCCCATCTGCGAAGCCTTGCCCTCTGCCTTCATGCGCCGGGCGTCGTTCTCATAAGCCACTGCCGCGCTCTCCCCCTGATAGAGCCGGGCCAGCACGTCCAGTTCGCCCGATTTGGCCGTATCTCCCAGCACAGCAATAGGCGTGCCCGACCTCACATCAAGGCCAGAAGCCGCCCCTGCGGCCCTTTGCGCACCGACAACCTGGCGCACCCTGCCCTTGGTGATATCCGCCTCATACGCCGCGCGCTGGCGCTCCGCATTGGCGTTGTTCTGCGCCACCTCGGCATTGTATTTCGCGACGTTGTTCGCCGAAATGCCGGACGCGATCGACCCCGCTGCTCCGACAACGGTTCCCAGCGCCGAAAGCACGCCGGCAAGCCCACCTAGCGCCATAATGCACATCAGCCGCTCACTCTCGTTTCAGCAATCAAGCCCAGGCAATGAAATGGCGACGGGTCGCTATGCCTCAGCAGGAGCCGCTTCTGACGGTTCCAATCCATCTCGATCTGCACGCGAATATCTCCGGTATAGGCCGCCGTGGCCGACCCATAGTCGCCGTCAACATCGGTGGACTGTGCATAGTCGAACGCTTCCAGCGTGCCGTTCATCGGGCCGAGAGAACCGTAATAGGAGCGGTTGACGCGGACGAACACTTCCGAAATCTTGCCCAACTGCGCCTGAGCGGTCCCACCCGCAGCCGCCGCTTCCGGGGAGAGCGTTTCCATGTCGGACGTATAGGCCAGACCGACACAGGCATAGGTCATGTTTTGGGTCAGCGTGATCGACCCGGCCGACACGGTGAACGGCCCTTGCTTCACGGCATCGACGCCGGGGCTAACGGTGGACGGGAGGCCCCACACATAAACGCTCTGGCCGTTCAGGTGAGCCAGCCCGGAAATCGTTCCTGTGCTGACGCCGTCGTAAATCAGATGGCTATCGAGGAACGTGCCGAGATAGGGTTCGTCCGCATCGTCCAGCCCGACAGTCAGCCGCTCAATATAGCGTTCCGTGCCACTATTGATCGTGCGCTTGACGACAAGCCATACCTCATCCCAGCCTGTTCCAGGGATAGAGGCAACGCTTTCAACCGTGACGCTGGTTCCGCCGAGAACATGGGTATGGAACGCGACAACTTCCTGATCCCGCTCATAGGTCATTCCGGCAAGCGAGCCGTTGTCAAGCACCATCCACACCACTGAATCCGGGTTCTGCGCATAGGCAATCTGCTTCACGCCCTTGGACAGGACGTGTTCGGCAAGGATGCTCATGTCCTGCGAGACATAGCCGTTCAACTCGAACGAATAGGAAATCTCGCGAATGTCCTTGCGGTAGTAGCCGGAGTAGAGCGCGGTTGTCCCAACCCTAACAGGGAAGATCTCGGATGCCCCGAAATTAGTCTCTCGCTTCTGCTTGATATTGGTCGGCGAGAACGCCGTCGACCCGGCAGTCGGGCCAATGGTTCGAATTGCAGCGGTCGTGCCGACAAACAGGTCTGTGGATTCGGCAAGCCACTTGATCTCGTTCAGGCTCTCCGATGTAATCGTGGCCGTGATCGCATCGTCATCCTCAAGCGGAGACGACACCGCGAAGTTGGTGAAGTCGTCCACAACCGACATCCACACCGTCTGCGGCTGGGTTGCGGTGCGGGCAAAGCACAGGCGCCCGTTGTAGAAGCCGACGCATGCGGGCCAGCCCGTCTCATCCGACCATGCGCCAAGACGCCAGTTGATGATCGGCGACGTATCGGGAAGGGCATGGCCGTAAAGCTGAATCGTGACGACAGTCGTGGATGTCCTGGCAATGATCTTTGCCCAACGCCACACACCATCCCCGCCGAGCAACCGGATCGGGCGCCCTACATCGGTCGTCTGAAACCCGGTGTCGTCGTTGATACCTGTGACCGCCGACGCCGTAAGATTGAATGCGGTCTGGTTCTGCGCCCGTTCGTGGATAGCCAGTTCCGCAAACGAGAACGCAGCATCGGAGTTGTCAGACGCAAGCGCCGTAAGCCGATAGGACTGATACGCGGTTTCGTTGTTGAATTCGAAATACCGCTTTTCGCCCGCAGCCCATCCGCGCTCATCGCTGCGGCTGTCGAGAACAATCCAGCTAGACCCGTCATAGCCTTCGAAGTTCCATGCCGAAGCTGCCCAAGACGAGCTACTGCTTTGGGGATGCGCCTGAAGCCAGTAGGCATCCGCAACCTTCGTCGTAGCCCCGGCGAAGTCGTAGGATACCCAGCCTGTATTCGCCGCGACGGCGAAGATGGTATTGGGATTTCTATCGAACACCTGCCACGCCGTTGCAGCCCCGCCGCTATCCGCCGCCGTCCCGGAGGGTGCGGTATTGGTCGTCATAATCGGCGTGACGTGGCCGGTTTCGGCCGGCGTCATCGTCGTCGGCGTCTCGTTCAGTTCGAGATACGGCCCGTCGAGAAACTCCAGTTCATCGAGCGCAAAGACCGTTGCACTGGTGCGGGACAGAGTGCGAGGCGCATAATCGGGATGCGTGATGTAAAGCACATCCGCGCTCTGCACGAATTGCAGATCCCATACTTCCGTCGCGTCCCACGGCGTCGTCACTTCAACCGGGGAACCGCCCGACTCCACCACGCCGCCATTGGTGTAGAAGCGGATGTAGGTGTTGCCAAACTCCAGGATGTAGGCTTGTGTGATCGAATAAATGAACGGGACCAGGCGAACCGTGCTGGCCGAACTCTTGATCTCGTTGATATACTCCGTCCCACCACGCTTCCTGATCCCGCCGAACCGCTGGACAATGAAGTTCTCAAGCCTCTGACAGCCATTGCGATATTTCGCGATGTCCACCCTGGCATAAAGCCTTGGGCTGATCTCGCCTGCGGTGAAATTGGTCTGGATGACGTTTGCGCTAGGCACGGGCGTCGATCCATGTGTCGGCGTCGATCCCGCGCGGCGTGCCCTCACGGGCGCTCATCGTGCGGGCCATGCGAAGCTTCTGCTCATAGATGTTCCACAGCGCGCCAGACGCGCTTGGGTTCAACGCAATTGCCGCCTCTGCCGCGAGACGCTGGGCCAGCACATCGGTGAACTGGGAATCAAAATCGTCTTCGTCCGTCACGTCCATGACGTATTCGAGATCGACCTCGCTCTCGTCGGTGTAGACGTAGCCCTGCTCGACCCGATACTCGTCAGCCTCGGTCCGGTTGATCCTGATCAGCTTCAGGCAATCGGCCGGGAGCGCAAACCGGTATTTGTATTCCTTGGCGATGTAGGGATAGGCATAGCCGCCCGACGCATAAGCGGTATGGGTCAGGCCGTTCTCACCCGACAGTTGGAACGTGTTCGTCGCCTGGTTCGCCACCGTGAAGGTGCGACCGTTCAATTGCGTCATGCCGAGGATGGAATCGATGTAGACCGTCGCACCGTTGGCAAAGCCATGAGCCGCCGACGTGATCACGACAGGGTTCGCCGCAGTCGCCCCGGTGATGGTGCGGATCGTGTCCTTGGTCAGGATCGCCCGCTTGACGGCGAAGTTCCACGAATGCTCGCGAAGCAGGGCCTGACGAGCGATCGGATAACTGAAATCGAGATGACGCTTGATCGAGGCGCGGGCAATCAGAAGCTCGGCGCCATTGCGGCCCGCGACCTCACCAAGACGCGACATGGCAAGGTTTGCGACAACGCCTGATGGCTTCGCCTCCGTCGTGTCGGCGATGATGGCGGCTTGGAGCTTCTGCTGGTAAACCGTCCACAACGCGGACGCTGCGCCGGGGTTGACCGAGATTGCTGCCTCAGCTGCTATACGCTGCGCCAGAACTTCCGAAAACTGCGCATCGAATAGCGTCTCGTCGGTAATGTCATAGATGTAATCGAGGGTCGGCGTTGTCGCGAGAGTGTAGAGCCGCCCATTGATGATCTGGATTGATTCGGACTCACTCGAATTAACTCGGATCGCACGGATGAAGTCGGCAGGGAGGGTGTAGGCGTTACCCCCATAGAGAACGAGTGCGGCCTGCTTGGTTGCGAAGCCCCAAGTATGCTCCCGCAGAAGCGCCTTGCGGCAACTGTCCCATAGCCCCTCGACAGTGCGCGCAGCCGATTCCCGAGCGGCAAGAGCGTCGTTCCCGGATTTCCCGGCAATATCTCCAAGCTTGAGCAAGGCGATATTCGCGGCCTTCTTGCGGGGCGCCGACTCGCGGCTATCCACCTCTCGGGCCACCAGGAGTTTTTGCTGGTAAACAGTCCAGAGCGCCGAGGCAGCACCTGGGTTCAGGGCAGCGGCAGCTTCGGCCGCAATGCGCTGGGCAAGAAGTTCCGAGAATTGGACATCGAACAGTGTTTCGTCCGTGACGCTGTAGACGTATTCGATGACCGCCGTGGCGGAATCCGTCAGAAGCCGAGCGCCTTCAATCCTCCACGTCACCTCGTTGCTTGCGTTGAGCCTGACCATGCGGGAGAAGTCAGCAGGCAGCGTATAGGCATAGGCGAAATCATTGACGGGCGTTGTCGTGGCGGACAGCGATACCCGCTTGATGGCAAAGTTCCAGGGATGCTCACGAAGCAGTGCGGCTCGGCAACTATCCCAAAGCCCTTCAACCACCCGCGCCGCGTTCTCACGCGAGATAGCAGCATCATCGCCCTGCCTTCCGGCGACCTCACCAAGCTTCAGCAGCGCAAGGTTTGCCGCCTTCTTGCGCGGTGTGGCCTCACGGCTATCCGTCGCCTTGGCCTGGGCAAGCTTGGCCTGATATAGGCTCCACATGCTCTGTGCGGATTGGGGATTGATCGCCGCAGCAGCCTCAGCCGCAAGCCTCTGTGCCAGCACGTCGAGGAAGTCGGACGAATAGAGATCCTCGTCCGTGACATCGTAGATATATTCGATGGTGGCCGTGGCAGAGTCCGAAACGAGATAGCCCGCTTCGATCCGATGCGTGACCTCGTTGCTCGCATTGAGCTTGACCATGCGGAGGAAATCCGCCGGCAGCGTATAGCGATAGGTGTAGTCATTGACGGGCGCCGTCGCAGCCACGAGCGCGACACGCTTGACCGCGAAATTCCACGGATGTTCCCGCAACAGAGCCTTGCGAACCGTGCCGTAGTTCGCCTCGATGATGCGAGACGCATTCTCAAGAATGTTCGCCCCATCCTCACCCTGCCGCGTCGTCTCACCAAGGCGCGCAAGCGCCATGTTGGCGGACCTGTAGCGGGGTGCCGACTCGCGACTGTCGATCGATTTGGCCTTGGCGAACTTGTCCTGAAACACCTTCCAGGACATTTCGGTGAGGCTGGTATTGTCGGTGAAGTAGAAGCAGGACTCCGCCGCGAGACGCTGGGCTAGGAGGTCCGTGAAGCTGGCTGTGAACGTCGCCTCATCGGTCACGTCATAGACGTATTCGATGACGGCGGTCGCCTCGTAGGTTGCCAGCGTGCCGCGCTCTACGCGGTATCCAGCCTTGCTGTCGCCATTGAGGCGCACGAGGCGGATGAAGTCGGTGGGGAGGGTGTAGGCGTTGGTATATTCGTTCGTCGGTGCCGTCGTGGATGACAGCGTGGCGCGTTTGATCGCGAAGTTCCACGCATGCTCTGCGAGCAGCGCCTTCTTGATCGTCTCATAGTTGGAATTGAACCAACGCTGCGCCTTGTCCCCCGTCGAGGAGAACGAGGAGATATTCGAATGCCCGATGCGGGTCAGCGCGAGCGAGGCAATCTCTACGTCTGTCGCCATTGGTTATCCTCGCGCATGAAAAAAGGGGCGAACCGAAGCCCGCCCCTTTCCGGTTTCACGTGAAGCTGATCAGTCGAGGACGTAGAGAAGATACCCAACCAGATCGTCGCCATCGGCAATCGCGGTGTCCTGCGAGGTTGCCCGGATCACGACTCCTGCATTGGTTTCGAAGAGCTTCGTTCCGCCCGTCGCCTGGATGGCAGCAAGCGTCACGAGATCTTCGCCCGACCGCAAGCCGACCGCATCGACATCGAGGCCGTCGATTAGGCCATTCGGATCGGCGACGACAGCATCGCCTTCCACATCCGTGTATGCATCCCAGCCGAGATCGAGCGTAGCGCTCGCCGTGGTCCAGTTGACATACATGAACGAGGAACCGAGCAGCAGGCGGACACGGCCCGCCGGCAGTTTGCACAGAGCAACCGAGGACGTCGCATCGCCAGCCCCCGACTGTGCATGAGTGAAGTAGGCCACGCGCACACGACCGTGCATGTCCACCGTGCCGACATTAACCTGCGGGACGGCGGTGACGTTCGTGTATTCCGTGGACTTCTGAGTGGTGACAGCCATGATCTATTCTCCTTTCACGGCTCAAGCGTCGTCAGTGATCGGGGACGCGCCCGGATCACATTCGATGTAGCCCACGCGCTTCTCTTCCATGCGGGTTGCCCCGATGGACATGCGGACATAGACCTGCGTGTTGAAGCCCTTGTCGGCACGTTCGGCGATGCGGGTGGTGATGTCCTCGCCGGTTGCGAGCAGCATGCCCGACCGGGTGAAGAACGGCACCTTCTGATCGCTGTTGGCGTCAGTGCCGATGCGATTGCACGGGATGAGCGTGCAGCCGCCAGCCTTGCCGATCTTGCCTTCCATCAGGGGGAGAGCCGCGTTGTAGTCCTTCGACGCAACACGCTCGTCCTTGAGAAGAGACGAAATCTGCGTCGAGTTGACGATGACGTAGACTTCCTCGTCGGGATCGACATCGTTTTCGCCGAGGAGCTTGCGCGCCTCGATCAGCTTGGCGAGGTTCAGGCCGGTATCCGCAGCCGTGACGCCGGGCCAGACGGTCTGGACATCCACGATCATGCTGGTATCGAACGCGGTCGAAGTCGAGCCGTCAACGCCGGTATAGGCCGTGCCGTCGATGGCGGCGATGATGACATCGTCCATCGAACGACCGAGCGCCCACATCGCAGCCTGCGCATAGTCCGAGGTCGGATCGATGAGCATGCGGATCTTGTCCTGGTCGTCAATCATCGCACCATGTTCGTAATCGGCGAGCGAAACACGACGCCTCGCATGGGGCACGTCCTGGATGGGGGTGTCGGCATGGCGGGTCGTGCGGACCTGTGCGGCAACCGAACCGATCTGTTCGAAGAAGGCGTTCTTGCCGGTGACGGATTCGAGGCGGACGATCCCGCGCAGTTTCGAACCCTTCTGCTGAAGCAGGTGATAGACGTTTGCCTTATACTGCTCGACAAACGCCGTAGTGATTTGAGCGGACATGTGTCCTCTCCTTTCAAAACGGTTGAATTTTCGGGGTGTTTGTCGGTCAGTTGTCCGGCGAGGCCGGGCTTTCCTTCGGCTTTACGTCCCGATGGACGGCCTGCTTTCAGGCTGTCTTGCAGGGCCTTGCGGCTTGTCTGCGGAACATCACTGCTGTGCGGGGAACCGCTTGTTGAACAGTGCTGTCATCTCAGCCACCCGCAACTTGTGGTCCGGGTGGGAACGGTCTTGCAATGCCGCGCCATGCTTGGAACGGTGATCCGCAATGGCTGCGTCAAGATCGGTAGGCGCTTGGCTCTGTTCGGCAACGCCGATCAATTCCTTTTCGCCGGCAAGCTTCACGCCGAGGTTATACATGTCCTTGATGATGGCCGGATTGTTCGCCAGCCCCGCCGCATCCATCGCCGCGATTGTCTCGGGCGAGAGGAACTTGTTGATTGCAGCCCCGGCTACCTTGCCGCGCTGTTCGAATGCCGGTCCCCATTCCTGTTTCAGAGCATCCGTGCCGCGCTGGACATCGAGGGCCTTCGCTGCTTCCTGCGCTTTCGAGGCATTCAGGTTCTCTTGCGCGCCCTCGGCGACCAGTCCCATCAGTTCCTCACGCATGGCCTTCGCCTGTGATGGAAGCAGATTGGCCTTGTGCATCATGCCAGCGATGCGCTTGTCGAGACCTTCGTCGTAGTTGAAGCCCTCTGGCACCGTCTCGGGCTTGGTGAAGCCATAGGCGTCAGGCGTATCGGGCAGACCGCCAGCCTTCAGGTATCGGGTCCAGCCCTCGGCATCTCCCTCTTTCGGCACTGGCACCTTTTCAGAGCCGAGCATCTTTTCGAGGTTGATGTAGGACTTCGCAAACCCTTCCTTGGTTTCGAACTTGGACAGGGACGGGCTGGTCTTGAGATCGTCGGGAAGATCGTCAAGCCAGCTCGGGGATGAGGTTGTCGCTGGTGCGGCCTCTGCAATCGGTGCAGGCGCCGCGTTATCCGCCGGAGCGGGCGCGGGTGCGTCGGTCAAATGTCAGTTCCTTCTGCTTGCCTGGCGAGTGAGCGAAGGGTTTCCGCCTTGAACCGCTCAGGGCCGTTGACGAGGAGAGCCACGATCTCATTGCCGACCGTGCGCTGCCCCTCGTTGATCTTCCAGATGTTGTCGTTGCCGCTCTTCGGCATGGAGTCGCGGAGCACATGGCAGAAATCGAGCAGATACCCGATCAGCCGTTCGCCCTCTTCCGTGCCGTTGACGATGCGGATGTCGCGGGCGATCTGTTCGCGGCTATGCAAGTTTCGCCATCCTGCGGAAGAGATCGTCCCGCGCATCCTTGCCGGGATCGGCCACCGCATAGCGGGACGCCAGTTCGGCAATCTGCTTCAGTTCGTTATCCTTGGCCGTTGGCTTGGCCTTCGTCGTCGGCTTTTTCATTGCATCGCTCCTGCTTCTGCGAACGCCTTGGCGCCCTGCCCTGCCTTGGCGAAGGCATCCGCCGCCACCTGTGCCGGGCCTGCCATGTTAGCCATCTGCTGCGCCTGCTGCTTCTGCTCGAACTCGCTATCGTCCAGGACAAGATCGGGATCGACGCCAAGCTCACCCGCAATCCAGGGCAGGAAGTTCTCGCTGTCGAAGCGGGCCATGATGTTCGGATCGAACGCCGCCATCTGACCTGCAATCGTCAGCATCATCACCGCGCGATCCACCTTCTGCCCACGCTGGGCCAAGGCAATCGGGCTGGAATACTCGACACGCCATTCAACGCCATCCAGCTCTTGCGGCTGGGGCGGGAATTCGCCAGCCCTGATCATGATGCCGAAGACCCGCGTCACGATCGGTCCAAGCAGTTCAGTTTCCATGCGGCCGAGGATAGGACCAAGCAGGCGCATGCGTTCCTCAGTGCGCTGCATCGTCTCGGTCGCCGTCATCTTGGCGTCACCGGAGAACTGCAACTGGTCCACGAAGAACGTGTTCATGATGCGCGTGCGCAGATCCTGCATCATCTCCAGCGAGATCGGGATGTTGCCACCCGTCATCAACGGGACGATCTCACGCTCGCCGCGGTAGAAGTTCAGCCCACCAGGCACGGTCCTAACCGGGCCGATCATGCCATCATCAGGCACCAGCAAGGGAGGATCGACAATCTTCTGTGCCGCCTTGATGGTCGTCTTCATCATCTCCTGAAGCATCTTCACATCAGGGAGGGCAGACATCGCGGGAGAGCGGCCATAGCGTTCGCCACTGGCCTTATACCAACGCGGCACAGCGTAGGGGAATTCCTCGAACCCGCCGTTCTGAAGCTCGTTCTTGGCCTTCTTCTCCACATAGATCGACGCATACGGCATGTTGTCCGGCGTCTCTTTCTGGTCGTCGCGATCCTCTCTTGGAAACACCGCATGCAGGACCGTGATCTTGTCATCAAGCTTCCCATCGGCGTGCTTCTTGCGCACATCCTCGGAAACCTGATCGCCCCACTTCTGCACCATCTGGCGTACGGTGAGCGTAAACTCACGGATGACCGTATCGACCGAACCTTCCGCGTTCTCGTCAATCACGCACTCGCCGAGAAACCGCGTCTGGAACAAAAGCGTCTCGTCCTTGGTCGTGCCGATGAACATGACAGCCGTGCCGAACGCGGCAAGGTCCAGATAAAGTTCATGCAGGTGCGTCGTGATGCTAGACCGAGGCGAATGCATCCGCGAATACATCCGGTCGGCTACGTCATCGAGCCATGTCCTGACCGTATCGAGGCCGTTCAGGCCCTCGTCGTCGGTCTTCATCGAAAACCAGCGGCTTGCCGGATTGGAGGCCATGCCATGCAGGCCAGCGCCTAGAAGCTCATGCGCATGCGTGCCGGTGGAATCGTAGATGCGCTGCTGCCTCTTGTCGCCCTCTGTCCGCTCCGTGTTGAACGAGGCGCGACGTGTATAGATGAACTCGGCAATTTCCTGGCAGTGGGACATGACTGCCCCGCGATCCGCATGCAGCTTGTCGAAGCGCTTGCAGATTTCTTCCGCGTTCACTGGCCGAGCCTCTTCTTGGTGGCCGAGTTGCGGACATCCTCATCCGACAGGCGCGTCAGCATGTTGTCTCGCGCACCCGTTCCCTCAGAGGCAGCACGGCGCATTTCGTTCGCAGCCGCGATATTCGCCATGTTGGGATTGGGCGGCGGCGGTGCAGCCTGCGGTTTGGGAGGCTTAACAATGCACATGCTATCGTCTCCATGCGAACATGATGTAATCGGACCCATCCCGGCCATAGCCGGACAGGATGCTTTCAGGCTTGGCGCCTAGAACCTGTAACCACCGATGCGCTTCGGTGTGATCGATGCGGCTGGCGCAATGCATACGATGCGCGCCACGGGACAGGATGAACGGACGCAACACGCCCAACGCATAGCGAGTGACGGACACGGCACATTTCTGCCAATCGTCCGTTCCGAAGGCCCATGCTTCCCATACGCCGGGCCAGATCGGGGAAACACCGACAACCGCAGCAGGGAGGCCATTGTGTTTCGCGACAGCCGCCTTGCCGAACGTGGCAGCGATCACGACCTCTTTCGCCAGTTGCATCGGATTATCATGCGACCGCATGCCGTAGATTTCGGCTTGGTCCGCTTCCCGCATGTTGAGGCAGATATACTCAACTGCGGACAGGGTGAGAGGCGTCAAGCTACGCCAAATCCGAACACGTAAAGGTCGCACGTCGCGGCGGACCCATGCGCTGTGGTGAGCGACAGGATGAGGTCTTCCGTTCGCCTGTTGCGCCCGGCTGTCGCCGTCGTCAGGATCAGATTCGTATTGGTGCCGCTTAGCGAGGTGAAAGCCTGCGATGCAGCAACGACGGCCGTCCCGCCCTTGGCCGCAGCCGTGTAGATGCCGCCAACCGCAGAAGCGGCGCTGCCACTCGGATTCACGGCGTAGATGTTGTTGATGACATAGGCTGCGAAGCCATGCATCCGCACGAACGCCTGGTCCGATGTCGAGTTCATGTTGGCGCCGACAAGGCGATAGAGCACACCATTGAACGGCAGTCCGAAAAAACCGCTCATGGCGTCACCCGTAGATCACGTTGAGGCCGAGGACATCGGCAGCCGTGAGCGCGCCAGTGTCCGCATCCGCACTTCCAGTCGTCAGCGCATAGGCAATGCCCGTGCTGAAATAGAGCGCGGGGAAGTCAACAGCGAATGCCGTCAGTGCCGGCAGATACAACGTCAGGATTGGCGTGTCCGTGCCGACAGTCGGCGCGCTCGCCTTGTTGTAGATCTTCAGGTATCGGGCTGCTCCAGCCGCATTGTAGCCTACTACCTGATGCAGATACCCGCTCGCAGCCTTGGCACTCGTCGCATTGGTCGTGCCGGCTGCTGAGATGATGCGCGACACAGACCGCGCAGCCCATTGGTTCGCAAAATACGTCATTGCCGTCTCCTAGAGGGGATCGTATTCCATGCCGGCAATCGCCTGCCGGTTCAGCCGTCTTGCCGTCTCTTCGGCTGCGAAGATGTCATACTCGCCATGAGCGACGGACTGAGGCGCCATCTGCCTGCCCCTGTCCGAGATCAGGCCGGGGAACAGTTCAGTGAAGGCCCACACCAGCGCATCGAGCCTGTCCGGCGAATAGCCTTCCTGCTTGCGGTCGAAGTCAGACGTGAACACGCACATCTGATCTTCCAGTTCTTGAAACTCGCCAACATGGCGAATGCGACCTCTCGCATAGAGAGCTGCAACAGGTTCGGCCCGGATGTATTTGCCTCGGCTTGCCTTGACCAACGTCACCGGAATGTCAGGGTTTTGGGCATGGATGACCGCAGTCACCATCTCGCCGCCCTGATTGGCCTCGGCGACGATTCTGTCCGCCTTGTAGTAGTGATAGAGATGGATGGCAGATCGTGCCCATTCCTCCGGCTTGAACACGCCAGACCCATCGGCAAGCACATATCCCTGACCTGGCCCATCCGTAGCAGCGGCAATGATGCCCGTCTCGTTCGATCCCGTCTCGCTGGATATGGCCGGATCGAGCGCAATCACCACGCGCTTGAAATGAGGAAGCTCAGTCTCGGTCCTGATGTAGAGGCGGCTGTTGTCGATAACCGACCTGGTCCACAACGCATCGGAGGAATCGCCTGAGAACTTGCCTTCGAAGAAGCGTGCACGCTTCGCTCTCGGCATAAGCTCCAGCCCAGCGATATAGGCAGGATCAAGGTTTTCCCTGTTGTCCGAGGGATTGGCAATTCCCCACACATAGTCATCGCGGGGAAGCGGCTTTTTCTCCAGAGGCTCGATGCCCTGGACGAACATCTTGTAGGTCCAGTGCGACTGCGTTGTCGGGTTCAGGTCGACGTAGTTCTTCTGCCTGAGATATTCCCCATCCCCGACAGTGACCGCAACCTTCTGCGCCAGTCTCGATTCCAGCGTCGTGTGAGCATCATAGCTGATCTCGGACGCTTCGTTCTCGTAGGTGGTGGCGTATTCCTTGCCGAGAACCTTGTCGATGCGTTCCTTGTCATCCAGCCCGGCAAGCCAGACCTCAGACCCATTCGGGAATGCAAACAGCCCATCCTGCTCATACCATTTGTAGGGAGCATCGGGATAAGCAAACTGCATCACCTTCGGAAAGGTGTCCTTGCCCACCGATTGCTTTACCGCAACACCGTGCTTGCGGAAGATGCCATGCCGGGAACCAGCAGCCCTCAATGCCCTTGTGGCTATCCCGTAGCAGAACAGGAACGTCTTTCCCGACCTGGACCCACCGAACAGAAGCACATGACGGGCTGTGGAACTGAGCAGCGGTTTGAGTTCCGACTGCTTGGCAGTGAGGCTGAAATCAGCCAATTTCAACCGCCGATTGGTATAACGCCGTGTTTCGGGGCATTTTCACCTGCCTTGCCACTTACTTTGCAACTACAGGTCGGCTGCATCCTTGGCAATCGTGACGTTGAAGCCGCCAGACACTTCCTTGCGCTCCGTATAGTCGTCACGGAAACGAGCGGCCATCGTCGTCTTCCACACAGCCGCGTTGAAATCCTTGTTCACCAAGCCAGAAAAGCCCAATTCCTCAAGCTTTGCCTGCATGTGGACCTTCGCGCGATTGAGCGCTTCTAGGAATTCAGGATTCGCAATCGCCCAATTGTCGATTGTCTGCCTGGAAATGTCGAAATGAGCGCACATCTGCGCTACGCTTTTGCCGTCTTTTCCGAGAGCAACCACGTCCTCGCAATATTCAGGCTTGTATGTGGACGGACGACCGGCTGGCATGTGCGGTCCTTTCGGATTGTCGCGGGACTGGCTTGCCCGCGCGCATGTCCCCTTGAGCTTAGGCATCTCTGAGGATTGATGGGACTGGGCGGGCAAAGGTGGGCGGGCCAGATTGCTCCAGCCCGCGATGTTGTCAGAGAGCCGCGCGAGAGTCGCCGGCAGGTACGTTAGCGGCTATTGCTTGCGCGGTGCGATGATCCATATCGCTCGAATAGTTCGGCTCGTGCGGATGGCGCGGATACTGAACCCGCTCGTCATCGATCGGCCAGCCGAGATGCGCTTCATGTTCAACCTTGCACAGAGCGTAGGCGACTTCGTAAGCCGTGTTGGCGTCCGAAAACTCGCCTCGCACCGAGCTGCTGCCAGCCTGTGCGCACCCAGGCTCTTCTTCCCGTTCCTCGTATCGGGTGATGATGTAGCGCTCGACTTTGCGCACGCGGTATTCGAGCTTCGTGATTGAAGCCATGTCCGTATTCCTTTTCGTTTGAGAAGCGACGGCCGCAGCCGCCTATCCGCACGATGCGGATCAAGTCATGCCTTGATGGCAAATGCTAAATGTCGGGGCAATAAACCGCTGACGCGCGCCGCACGTGGGCGCTGGGTTTGGCTTGGCGTGTATTCCCATCCTGAGATGGTCCGCCGGGTGGTTACCAAATCATCCGCACTCAGAATTAACCGATCCTTGGTTAACGCGCAAGGGGTGAATTCAGTCCTCGCACGCGGCTTTCAACAGCACATCGAGGTCCGCCGCCGACAGCAGGCAAAAGCCTACCGGCGTGCGCGGATACCATTGGAGCGTCCAGCAGTCGTTCGTCTCGATTGCCTTCTGCATCTGTTCTGGCGATACCCAGCACTCTGGTTCATATCCGTGCCGGCCAAACCCGACAGAGTCTTCCACCGTCTCATAGACAGCCTTGTGGTCGTTGTGCGTCAGGTGCAACGATGCTTCGTGCTTCGGAAAATCCATCATAAATCTCCTACGCCGCTGCCAGTTTGTCCGTCTTGACCCGGATCTTCACTTCGCCACCGAACAGGCGCACGATACCGTCCACGTCGCCCGTGTCGAGAAGCTTCTTGATGCGCATGGTCTGGCCCTCGAATGGGCCTTCCGTGAGAACGTGGTTCGTGCCCTCGGCAAACTTCTCAGCCATATATTTGCGGGCCTGTTCCGTCTCGTCAAAGCGCATGTCCACCTCTGCGAGATAGAACTCTTCCACGGCTCGGAACGGAATGCGCAGAGGCACCTGGTTATTGCGCAGGAAGTCCTCCACACCCTCACAGGCGCGGGCGAAGCCGAAGTGCTTCACGTTGGCCGGCATGCCGATGAAGATATAGCGGAGCATCAGAGGCCGTTCGATGACGTGCTTGACGTGGGTGCGCTTGTTCTTGCGCTCGATACGCTGGCGGGGGAAATAGACCTCGAACGAAGCCTTGCGCAGATTGGACGCGGCCTTCTCCTCGCATTTAGGGTTGGTTCTCAAAACGAACCAATGGCGATCTGCGCTAGGTGGCTTCATGCGCTAGGCTCCCGTTCCAGGCAGTCGCGAAGATCCAGAATATCGACAACCTCGCCATCTGCGATTATGCAGGCAAAACCGGGCGGCATCTTGAAATCTTCAAGTACTTTCACGCCCATGAACTCCGCAAACTTGACATCGGCCGATGGTTCACCTCGAACTATCGTAGTTCCATACCGTTCAATTGCTTCGAGCAAGGTCGCGAACCGATCGACTCGGATCTCAACATTCTTGGGGCGATCGATTTGCCTCATCATGTAAACGGCGTCCGAAAGCGCGGCCAGACCGGTGAGCATGGTCATGCTTCGTCCTTCAGGGCTTGGTCGATCATGGCGCGGTAGGCGTCATAATCGCTCCTAAATTCGCTCCATTCTCCCGGATCTTGCGCGCCCCGGTTCTTCTGTCTCCAGAATGCAGCGATCATCTCGACTTCCGGTTCGCGCATTGCCTCAATCGCAGCTCTCGCCACCCCGTTACGGTCCAGACCGCGCTTCTGGGCGATGACGATGGATGCGGCTACACGTTCGATCATGGTCATGCCAATATGTTCCACCAAACCATCGCGAGAACGGCAACGCTTGCCGCCACGAGAACCCATTCAAACTTGCGCGTTTTGGTCATGTCTTCACCTCGCCGGGGGAAGATTGCGGCCCATGCGCTTCCGCTTGGCCCTGTAGGCGCTTACGGAATGCAGGACTGTCGTATGATCGCGACCACCCAGCAAACGCCCGATCTGAGGCAGGGAGAATGCCGTGCGCCGGCACGCCCAATAGCAGATGAACTGCCGCGCCAGAACAACATCGCGCTTGCGGGACTGGCCCTTGATATGGATGGACCGTATGCCGAACACGAGGATGGCCCGCCGCTCGATTTTCTGGAATGTCGTGCGCGGGATCATCGCCATGAGTTCGCGGAACGGGATATCGATGCGCTTGGCCTTCTTCGCTTCGATCTCTACCTTTGCCTGAGCCGCCTCGCGCAACAGCATGTTGGTATGCTTCAGGCGTTCGGCGTGTTCCCGCTTGGCGAGGACAGCCTTTGCGAACTCCGGATTGTATCCAATCGGTGACTCTTCCAACATGACGCTTACTCCGCTGCTTGCTTGCTCTTGGTCCGGTCGTATTCCATCGCCCATTTGGAGCGAGGCAGAGGACGGTTGATGTTGACGACGTTGGTTGATCGTTCTGCGAGGCGCTTCTGATAATCGCGTTCCTCCTGTGCCCAATCCTCGTAGGCTTCGCGATTGAGCCAGGTTGCGGCGAGCGGGATGTATGGCTTGTCGCGGTCTGTCAGGCTTCTGAGGTAGGCGCGGGCGCCGTCGATGATGTCCTGCGGCTCTGCACCGGACAGGACGTGCTTGCGATAGGCTGTGCGGGCTTCTCCCCTGCCATCATTCTTGCGGCGATAGGGCATCCATGCAGTCCAGAAGTCGGCGAACCCTTCCGGCTCTTGCTCACGAAGCTTCATGCAGCCGTTTCCTCTTCAGCCGCACAGATCAGCACCGAGCAAGGAACGCCTTCATCAACCCACCGCGCCTTGATCTCGACTACCTGGCTGTCGTCTCGTATGGTTTGCGTTGATTTCAGAAGGTCCATGATGGCCTTCAGTATGTTGTCCAGATCGCGGACCCTTTGCGGGCGCATCGCCTTCACAGTAACTGACACGCGACCTTCAACTCGCTTGTGTCTACCGCGCTGATTCCGTTGAGTGACCAGCATCCAGCTGGCTTCGGTGATCCACTTCCGATAGAGCTTCGTCTTGACGCGCCCGATACCTGACACGTTCGTGTAGAGACTGTTGACGGACGGCGGCATTGGAAGGTCGAATTCCATCACTCAGCCCCCGCGTAGCGAACCTTGTTTCGCGACCGTGCGCTCTGGCTCTTGGTGCTGCCACGGATAGGCTCTGGAAAGCATGGGACCGGCGTATCCACCGCAATCTCAGGGATCTGCATCAACACCGCCCACGAGGCCGGGTGGGGCGCGCCGGGAATGATCGTCCAGCCTAGAGCCAGACGGGTGGGGAGAGAGGAACGGGGAACGAAGGCGATGTTCATGCGGCTTCTCCCCCGAATAGAGGCGTGCCCTCGGCGCCCATGAGATTGTTCTTCGTCTTGGCAACCGCCGCGCGCTTGGCAGGCTTCACGGCAAGATCCATGCGGCGCGCGATATCGGCCTGATATTCGGCCTCGCGCTCGATCAGGATGGCTTTGAAACCCTCGCGCCATGCAGCCTCGCCCGTGGTGCCGGTGCCCGCGAATAGGTCCAGCACGGTCCCGCCCGGTGGCGTGATGAGGCGGCAGAGATACTGCATGAGGTCGAGAGGCTTGACGGTCGGGTGCTTGGAACCAATGCGGTCCTCGGCGTCCGCCTTGCTGGAATAGAAAAAGCGGGCTGCGGAACCGGCGTCGTCATACTCGGCCCCGGTCTGCGTCATACCCCATCCGGCACCACTCGCAGCGCCGCGCGGCTTACCAATGGTGCTTTCTGATGTAGGAAACCCCGCCAGCACCTCGTCGCTGCCGTCGTGGACGATGTTGGCGGGCCAGCGGCCATCCCCAGGCTTCGAATTGAGCTTTATGCCCTGAGCCGTTCCCCCGATATATTTTCCACCGCGAATGTCCGTGTGTTTTGCTCGGTCCCAATTCGCCGCGAGCGATTCCTGATCGGCCGCCTCGACCCGGCAACCGTCGATGTTCAGCGCACCCGTGCCCCATTTCAGGACATTGGCCGCGACCGAACTTTCCGAGAGAGGTTTGCGGGCAACACAGATCGGTTCCCAAGCCGGCTTTAGAGCGGTCCCTAGTCCGTCAGGAACAATCGGTTTGCCGCACCTTCCGCAATGCGGCCATGCTCCGCCATCTTGTGGCTTCGGTTGTCCGGCCACAGTTCCAAGTTCGCTTGCTGATTGTTCAGCGGCTTGTGATCGACGTGGTGGACGCATTCGATCCGGGTCAACGGCCGGCCTATCCATTCGGCCATCACCTTCCGGTGTTCCATCACATAGCCGTCCGTCCTCGCCATTGAACGCAGGTGACCCGGGCAACGGACATACTTCACCGAAACGTAGTTCCCGCGCCTCTTGCGATGCGTGACGCCGCCCTTCCAGGCTTTGTTCTTCGCACCCTTGACCGCCTTCTTCGGATTCGGCCCGTAGCATTGCGCCGTGTAGGCCGTGTTCCGGCACCCCTTGGAACAAAACTTCCGGGCGTTCTTTACGAACAGGTTCGGGCGACGATACATCGGCACTCCGCACACATCGCAAGTCGTGTTGCAGAAGCGGATCGGGTCTTTCGGGTCGCGCACAAGAGCAACGAGTTCCGTCGAGCTTTCTGCTAACGTTGAGAGACTTGGGGAATCCAGAAGCATAACACCATCCTATCTGGTCTCTGATCTCAAAACCAGCATCTTCAATCGCTACTCCCATCCGGTGATAACTTCGCGTTGCTGAGAAGGCCAGCAGATAGCCGCCCGGCTTCAGGACGCGCAGCACAGCGGCCCATGTGGCAGGCTGGAACGCGATGTCGCCGCCGTCCCATTGCTTACCCATGAAACCGGCCGCTGCCCGTCCGTGAGGGCTTGTGCCCTGCCCTGCGATCTTGCGCCCCGCAGCGTTCTTCTCCACGTCGGCAGGGTTGGAATTGCCGAACCGCTTCACGATGCTGGTGAGGTGATAGGGCGGGTCCGTTACCACGGAGTCGACGCTGTTCTCCGGCATCCTCGCCAGCACGTCGAGGCAATCGCCGCAATGCAGCATCACCCGCCCGTCGAGGAAGGTTGTGGACTGCATCAAAACCCCCGATTGGGAACATAGAGGCATATGCTGCGCGGCGCGGTGGCTACCCCGCCCGGCGTGCAGCGGTGGAAGAATTCGTCTCTCGAACGCTTGATGCGCTTGTCGCCGTAGGGTATGATTTCGCCTGTGATCTCGATGCGGTAGCCTTCCGGCGTCTCCGAGATGTCCCTGTCGCCCGTGACGCTACAGTCGACGGCCGAGCAGCATTCGTAGCCATAGGTCCACCCCAAAGGTTGCCCCGCGACCGTGCGCGCCTCATGCGCCTTCGCAATGCCTATCATCAGCACGAGAAGGCACCCTAGACCGAAGATGGCGAGGCGGAAGACTGCTTCGAAAGCCTCGGTAATGTTGCCGCGCGTATGGCCGGGAAGCTGATCGCGCGAGCAGGGAAACGTAAGCTTGGTCGTTCGGCTGTAAGGGCTTCGAACGACAATATGGATACGGGATGCGCCAGCGAGATCGAGCGGCGCTTTCCCTGGGGAGAGTAGGGAGATCAAAACGGGAGCCCCCCGTCATAGTCGGCGACGCGCGGGTTGATCACATCGTCGTATGGATCATCAAAATCGTCGTCTTCTGGCTCTGGAAACATCTCTGGACAGACGCGCATTGCTGCCATGAGGAGATCGCCACTCCATTCCAGAAGCTTCGTTGCGAACCATTCGCGGAGTTTCGCGCTCACGACACCATCCCCGCTGCGTTCTCAGCGTCGGTGCGGGAGAGTTCCAACACCCGGCGATTGGTCAGGCCGCGAAGCTCAGCACGGGCGATCTCAGTCCGGGAATAGCGACAGCCGGCATAGAAGCCGATTGCAAGGCCAAGGACGTGCGCGGTGCCGATCAGGAGGGTTGTCATGCTGGCTCCTTCTCAGGAGTGGGAGCCTTGGTCAGGACAGCGCGGAATATGTCTTTGCCTACGGCGTCCTCTAAGCCTTTGCCCCTTTGGAGACGTAAATGAATTCTTTTGTATGGAAGGTTACAGCGCTCTGTGATCTCGATAAGCGACATCCGCTCGCCTGCAACATCAAACGTCAGATTGGATCTGGTGTTGCGTGCCTGCTCGGTTTTCGTAGCCCAATAACAATTGCCGGGTTCGTAGTTTCCATCGTTGTCACGGCGATCAATAGAGTGGGACGATGATGGTCTCTCCCCAACGTCGTCTAAGAAGCTTAGAAAACTCTCCAACCACCGTTCACAAACAGAGATGCCTCGTGCACCATAGTTATGAAACTGACCGTTTTTCTCGTTGTAACACCGCGCCTTCATCCCGAGCCATGCGTTGTGTTCAGGAGTCCTACTAAACCCATGTGTCTTCTTCGCTTCTGACGTTCGCTGGGCGTGAAGGCATCTGTATGACAACGTATCCCCTTTCCTAAGATGGAGAGCAGAAATGGCCTTCAGAGAACCGCAATCGCACTGGCATACCCACTTCGCACGCGATGAAGATGGGGCGCGTTCAAGTGCGATTAGCCTGCCAAATCTCTGGCCTGTTAGGTTGAGAGCCTGCATATCAAGCAACCTCAAGCGGGCAGTCGACAAGAATCTGCCGAAACACATCTATCCGGCGTTCATCGAGAGGGCGGAAGTGCTTGACTGCAAAAGCGGCCTCGAAGGGGCCAACATGCGAGTCATATGGACGGTTCACAATCTCACGCAGCCGGAGAAAGACACCGCTGAACCCGCGTCGGGGGTCTGGCAAAACCTCTCGTATAAAGTATACGCCCCCCCTTGTCGGGATCGATCCGGACCAGCTTTTAAAAGCGCGATGGCCGTTCAAATCGCTGACGCACAGCACCGGCATCCCAACGCGAGGTTCCCAGTCCATCACAGCGCCTCCGCATCAACAGTTTGCCCCTGCGTCTCACGCCATGCAGCGAGGAAGGCAGGATCGAATAAAGGTGGCAGATCGCCGAGGTCATGGGCGATCGATGCCGAGTTGCCCGCAGTGGCTTGGGAGGAGGATGCCTGCGGGATGGGAAGGGGTGCAGCCAGCGAGGTCCGCCGAGAGGATTGGGCCTCTCCCGCTGGCTGCGTCACGTCGCGGCGGGGGGATTGCGCGACGGATTGAATGAGGGTGGGGGAGATGAGGGACATCAGGCGGCGTCCCCTGAGAACAGAAGCTCTTGAACGGGGACCTGATCGCGATGTTTTGCATCAAAAGCATATTGGATGCGCTCGCACGCGGCCTCAAAATACGTCTCGTCAAGCTCGATACCGAGGAATTTACGACCGAGGTTGATGCACGCTACTCCGGTTGTTCCGCTGCCCATGAAGGGGTCGCAGACTATGTTGCCTTCGTTCGAGTAAGTGAGGACGAGATACTCGAACAGTGCTACCGGCTTCTGCGTCGGGTGCTTGCCGACCTCGCAATTGAATTTCTGCCAACTCGACGGGACGCGAAGATCCCCTTGACGTTCTGCGGGAGCGCCAATATGGCCGTAGTTTGTCGTCTCGGTCCTAGATGTGAAGGCATATTTAACCCGATCAGCACCGCCGCCAGTCCGCGCCTGCATCTGCTTGTTGTAGGTCCACCGGTCCGGCGCGAAGACCAGAACGGACTCGTGCTCCTTCATCGGTTCGCGAACTGTGTTGGCGAAGTTGCTGCCGCGATTTTTGATCCAGACCCACTCGTGGCGGAACCATTTCAGCTTCGCCATCACAAGCTTCGAGGTGAAGGGCTGCGAGGCGGTCATCACGTAGACCTCCGTCTGGAGGCCCCAAATCCAGTCCGCCGCAAAGTCCGTGTCCCACTTGTTCGCGGTGATGCCGTATGGAGGATCGCTGATAACTGCATCGACAGGTTCGATGTCCATGTCGCGGCAGTCGCCGAGCAGCAGCCGACACTCGCCGATCACGACTTCCTTGCGGATCGCGCTCATGTCCCTGCCCCGTAACCAGTGGTTAACTGAGCCGGCAAAAGGCTGTGGACCTCGCCGCGTGAATATGCCCCCGGACGAAAATGCGTGTCAGGCTTCACCTCGTTATGAGGGAGGCTTGCACCATGCAGATCGTGGAGAATTGCGCCGTGCCGGACGTGTTCGCGACAGGAATGACCGACCCGGAAGACCTCGGAAACGGCAACACCCGATACACGTTCTACGTCACGCGAAGATCGATCCACGATGGCTCGTTCGAGAACGAGGTCGTCTGCCGTCTTGTGGTTCCGGAAGAGGTTGCGCGCATGAACGTCAGAAAGACGGTCGCGGCTTGGTGCGACGGGGTGCTGGCGAGCGCCTGCAACTGCTGTCGGATGGTGGCGCACTGAGGTCACGCTGCCGACTCCGAATTCGTAGCCACAAGGCTTTCGAGCGGAACAGCGCCGTCCGTCAGCGCCACGATCTTGATCGCCACGCCGAGCGAGCAGCCGCGAAGACCACTCTCAATCTGCGAGATTTGCGAAGGTCCGATGCCCAGCTTGTCGCCAAGCTCCGATTGGCTGAGCGGCTTATCTTGGGATTTGCGCCATGTGCGGAGGGGATGCGTCTCTTCCATGCCCCTGTCTTAACTCATGGTGAAATTCACCGCAAGTCACTTTTTCACTCAATCGGGATGGAAGCTGCATTTTTTTTGGAGCAACCATCCGTTCATGGCTAAACAGAAAACGGTCTATCAGCGGAAACAGTATCGCCGCACCTTCCTTAAGGCGTGGCGGCTCTATCGCGGGCTGACGCTGGAACGACTGGCGGAGCGTGTCGGCGTGCAGCCGAGCGCGCTATCCTATCTAGAGCGCGGCCAGAGCGCCTATAATCAAGGTATGCTGGAAGCCCTCGCCGAGGCCCTTAACGTCACGCCGTCTCATATCCTGGAAGTCGACCCGACCAAGGATGGCGAGGTTATCGACTTGGTACGCTTGATTGACGACCGAAACCGAGATCAGGCCATTCGTGTGTTAAAAGCCCTGACTGGTACTGACAGTTAGGCATAGCTACTACCCTTTCCGCCTTGAAGGGACAGCGCCCGACAAGTCCCTGACGAGGGGAAGACCTTGCGGTCCGCGTAATTGGTCCAGCCTTTCCTCTCGCGAGGATCGATGCGTTTGCCCCGCATCGCCGCCTAGCAGACATTCGGCTCTGCTACGTGTCGAAATGGGCAGGTTGTCATCCTGCTGACAAATCGACCCGCTTTTGACCGCCCGGGGTTGCCGGGTATTTCAAGGCCGCTCGTCCTATGGGTCACGGTTCCGAGCAATTTCGTTTCCGCGAAAATCGGTCGCGGCCACCGCACCTGTCGGGGAATTCAAGCACCGGATGATCGGCACGACGGGACAATCGCCCCTTAAGACCGTCGCCTTGTGAACCTGGGTCGATGAGAAGCCGGGACATCCGAGCAGCTCGACACCGGAAACAAATTCACCGCGACTGACTATTTCGGATGCGAAACGAGTTGCGTTCCTAGAAACGTTACGTTATAACATCCGCGTCTCAATAGTTCTGTCATAGTTCTGTCGCGCCCCGGTCGGATTCATCCCGCCGGGGCTTTTCTTATGGCACGCCACGCGAGCCGAGGCAAATTATTTTCACTCACCGTCACTTTTCCCTCAGATTGCACTTGCATTCTGTTTTCACTTGTGGTGAATATAGGACATCAAAAGGAGACGGACATGAACGCGAAGCCAGCCAAGTCGCTCAGCGAAAAGATCGCGGAAGCCGACGAACGCGGTGGTCGCTATCTCGCCGACGCCAACGAAGCGGCAGAGCGCTGTCAGTTCGCCAAGGCTGAAAAGCTCTACGAGAAAGGCCAATACTGGCTCGACCGCTCGAACAAGCTTCGCGGCAATTCCTAAGCAATTCACCCATACCCCACGCATCGGGGCACGGCCAGAAGGAGGCAACCAGCATGAAAGCAGTTCTCGTCACCACGGAGCATCGCGGCGTGTTCGCCGGACTGATCGAAGACAATCAGGACATCACGGCGCGTTCAATGCCGCTCAAGTCCGCCAAGATGGCGATCTACTGGGCGACGACACGCGGCGTCATGGAGCTTGCGAAGGACGGCCCGAACAGCCGCAGCAAGATCAGCCTAGCCGCCGATATTCCTGTCCTGCACGGCATCACGGCGCTTTTCGATATCACGCCCGAGGCGTGGGCGAAGTGGGTTGCCGCGTGATGGAACACGATCCGATCATCACCGCTGACGACGTGGTGAGGGCCGGTGCCTGCTTCGAAGGCGTGATGCGAGTTGTAGCGCGCTTTCACGGCAGGATCGCGGCGGCAATGACCGTCAGTCAGGTGCTGCGGCTGACCCTGGAAAGCGAGCGCCGCTACGTGCTGAGCGCGGCCAATCTCGACGGCTACGGCTACGGCTACGGCTACGGCAACGGCTACGGCAACGGCAACGGCAACGGCTACGGCTACGGCAACGGCAACGGCAACGGCAACGGCAACGGCAACGGCTACGGCAACGGCAACGGCAACGGCAACGGCTACGGCTACGGCAACGGCAACGGCAACGGCAACGGCTACGGCAACGGCAACGGCAACGGCTACGGCAACGGCAACGGCTACGGCAACGGCTACGGCGACGGCAACGGCAACGGCGACGGCGACGGCGGTTTCTCAGAAGATGACGAAGATTAGCTCGCCCCACGCATCGGGGCACGGAACGGAGACGAAGATGGATGTCCCAACGACCACAGATCGACTGAACTCGGAACTGGCATTCAACGCCAACCGCGCCGATCACGAACCTGTCACCGATAGCAGCCTGACCTTTGGCGATCTCCGCGCCATCAAGTCTGCGCTGGTCGCGTCTCCGAACAAATTGGCGGAAATCCTTCGCGAGGCAGAACCGGAAAGCGAGACTAACGGTAGCGCAACTCTGATGGAAATCACAGTCGAGGATGCCCGCAAGATCGCTTGGGCGCTCCTGTCCGGAAAGCCGCTACAAACTTCGGACAGTTACCGCGAAGCCCTCGAAAGTATTGACGCTGTTGGTGTGGACTTCGGCCATTTTGAGACGGCGGCTCGCACGATGCAGGAGATCGCACGGAAGGCGCTGTTTCCGGCTGTCCTGAAAGAGAGCGCCCCGATCTCCGACGAAGACCGCATCGCCTACTGGAAGGGCGCTTATGAGCGCATGGCAGCGCGGAACCATCTGCTTTTCGCGCCGCTCAATGCTCTCGGCTTCGGGGCGGAAGAAAAGATCGGATGGCGCGGCACGTTTCCGGCGCCGAGCACGGCCGCACACTTCCGCTGCGAATTTTGCAGCGCGGAACATGTGAACTGCGACGAAATTCCGCACTCTTCGGAATGTCCCGTCACGTTGGCCCGCGCCGCCTTCATTCGAATGCAGCCGCCTGCCGGTGAAAAAATCCGGTCGACGCAGGATGGCAGCATGGAGGGCGCGTCAGTGACCGGGCAGTCGCCGGTAGATGCGTCCTCCACCACCCCACCCACCGCCTGACGGCGAGAACCCCACCAGAGACACAGGAGACGAAGATGGACATCAAGATTGCACAGAAGCGCGTGAACGACCTTTCCGCCGCGATGGTGGCGAAGGGGATGGCCTCCCCGAGGGCGCACCTCAACATCAAGTCGCACGAGCAGCCGACCGCCTACATGGCATGGACCGACAAGAGCACGACTTATGGCGAAGCCTACCACGTGGAGGTTGCCGACACTCCGTTCGAGGCTCTGGAAAAGGCAGCCGCGTTCGTGGCTGCACAACCGACCCCGGAGCAGGCTCGGCTCAATGAGTTCTTGCGCTCCCTCGGCAAGGTCATCGACCTCGGTAGGGCGAACAACATCGAAGTCGAGTTCCTCAACCCGCTCGTCGCGACGATGAAGACGCTCTCCGAGAACGTCATCACGGATCAGCGCGCCGCCTGACACCATCCACGGCGAACGGTTCGCCACAGGGAGAATGACGAAGACCATGTGCACTTGCGCCGACAAGATCGATGAAAAACTCGCCGAGCGAAATACGCTCCTGACTCGTGCGTTCGTTTTCTCGCCTCGGCATCCCGACAATCCAAACCTCTTCGTAGAGACGGAGCAAATCGAGACGGGCAGAGGCAAACAGAAAGCTATGAAGATGTTTGCCAGCCACTGCCCGTTCTGCGGCGAGAAATACCCAACAGAAGCCACCTGAACCCCTTCATCGACCGGCGTTCCCGCGCCGGTCCTTCAATGGGCCGAGAGGAAATGAAGATGACCGCCCCCCGCGTAGTCGACAACGACAAAGACGAGATCACCGTCACGCTAGACGGCAAGGAAATCCGTGGCTGGTCCTATGCGGATGAGACTGAGCGGCGCGTGAAGATGTGGGCGGCTCGTGAGTTTGTCGAGGGCTGGTTTGACGCGGCAGATCGGAAAGCAACCATCGATCTCGGCGATCTACGCGACGAGCTGATTGCAACGCTTGAAGAGCTGCGGGACCACCTCGGCGACGACATGAACGACAGCCGTTCGAAGCGGATTGCTTATCTCACGAACCTCAAGGAGGCGTCCGGGCGCTACGTCTGCTCCATACAGACCCCCCATGACGCGGCTCTGTTCTTTCGTAACCCGGACGAGTTCGAAGCGCTTCTGAGCGCGATTTCAACGAGCGAGGAACAGACCTTGCGGAACAAACTCGATGACGGACTGAAAAAAGTCGCCAAGGCTGGAGGCTGATCAGATGAACCAGGACAAGCGTGACCTCACCGTCGCAATCGAGCGGGCCTGTGCGCAGCTCTGTGCGCTCAAAGACGGGCTGCACTGCTCCGCGATTGCCACGATGGAACTGCAAGCCGAAAGCGCCCTCACCTATTCGGACTACGCCCGTCAGATCGCGACGATCTGCGATGACGTTCTGATCGAGGCAGTCGAGATCGCGGCAAACCTTGGCAACCGCGCCGTATCCGCCACCGAACGCGCGGATATGCGGGTTCACGATGCGATGGATGAAATCCTTTCGGACGCCCGCGATTGGGCTGACGACGCCGTTCAGGAAAGGGCTGCGTAGATGACCACGACCGCACACACGCCGACGCCTTGGCTCAGAGACGGAATGACGATCTACGCGCTGGATGAGACGGGGCAGGTGAACCGTTTTTCGGTGAGGATGGAAGGTGGTTTTATCTACCGCCCTTACGACAGGAATTCTCTAGGCGACCGAACGCAAGACGCCGAACTCGAAGCCAACGCCGCCTTCATCGTCCGTGCTGTGAACAGCATAGACGAGCTTGCGGAAGCGCTGCGGCGCGTAGCTGCTTGGAAGGACGCTGTATCGATGATCGCCCCTGAATTGGGCGGGCTTCTCACGGCCATGTATGCCGCAGATGCCGCGCTGGCAAAGCTAGAGGCCGCGTGATGGCCTATCGCGTGATCGTCACCCCTCTCAGCGACCGTGTATTGCCGCCGCTCTTTTGGTCCGGCCCGTTTTCCCGCAAATCCGAAGCCCTCGCCAATGCCGCGTTCTGGCGTTCGCTGGGCGGATGTTCTGCACGAGTGGAGATGATGTGATGAGCAAAACCAAGATGTTCCGCCGCGCGTTTGAAGCCGCGACGACAAAGGCAACAGCCGAAGTCGATGTCATCCGCACAGCGCTCGATAGCGAATTGGAAGCTGTTGCCGTCAGCGCGTTTGGGCAACCAAACCCCAAGAAGGAAACGCTATTCGCCCCTCCACAATCGCCCGCTTTGCCCGTGCGGGTTCACTGCTGGCACTGCGGCGGGAAGTATCTCAGCGACAAGATGCGCCTCGAATATCGCCCGCGAATGCAGACGGCAATCGTCGGGATGCTTGGTTCCGAGGAATCGCGGCTTGCCCCGTTGTGGTGGTGCAAGAACACCAATTGCGACGGTGCAGGGTTCGGCCATGACTTGCACGAAATCAAGCCGAAATCCGCTCGCGAGGCCAAGCCATGACCCCCGCAATCGAATGGCTCGCGACACGGCCCCGTCTTTCCACGGCGCTGATCCTCGCTGCGGTCTATGGCGCGTTTCTTTTCGAGAGGATGTGAGATGAAAGACACGGTATTCCTTGCGGTTGATCGCGGCGGCGTCGTTCGAATGACGAAGCGGTGGCCGTCTCTGTCGCGTGACGAGATCGGGGTGAAGATCACCGTCAACGTTCCCGACACTGCTTTCCGCTCACTAGTCATCGCAGCATCGCTCGACGTGCCGGAAGATAGGACGATCCAGCCCAACATCGACATCACAGTCGATGAAATCCCGGCAGACGACCCGTCATGACCCACGCCAGAGAGGACGAGCGGACGGTGTTCGAAATCCCGGAAGGGATGCTCGACTATTCCGCCCGATGCGCAATCCGCGATCTGATCCGCCTGTATGGCTTCGAAGAGGCCCGGCAGATGGTCGCAAACTTCCTGATTGATGAGGCTGAAAGGAAGCCACGGCAATGACCGAAAAGCCAATCCACCTCGCAGCCCTCAAGCTGCCCTTCCCGCCAGACCGCATTTCCTGGCGCGTCGGCTCCACCAGCAAGGACAAGAAGAAGGGCCTTGCCCTTGCTTACATCGATGCGCGCGACGTGATGCAGCGCCTTGATGAAGTGTGCGGGCCGGAGAACTGGCAATGCGACTATCCGCACGCCGCGCAGAAGACTGTATGCCGCATCGGCATCAAGTTCAACGGTGAATGGATCTGGAAATCCAACGGCGCCGGAGACAGCGATATCGAGGCTGAGAAAGGCGCGCTATCCGACGCATTCAAGCGCGCTGCGGTCCTGTGGGGCATCGGCCAGTATCTCTACGATCTGGACAGCCCGTGGGTCGCGCTCGACACGAACGAGAAGGACGGCAAGGTCTACGTCAACGGCATCGCCAAGCACGAGATGACCCGCCTCCACAAGCTTCTCGGCGGCGAGAGCAGCCACAAGCTGCGGGAAGACGATTCCTGGACCTATTTCGAGAACGACCTTCTCGGATGCACGTCCGTCCTACAGGTCGAGAACCTGTATCGCGAAATCCGCAAGACGTGGAGCGCGCCCTTCCTCGCCCAAGCCGCTGAGCGGTGCAAGACGCGCAAGGAAGAAATCGTCGCGGCTGACGACTTCCCCGGCGATCTGCCGCCGTCTCTTCCCCCTCACCTCGCCAACAGCCCGCAGCGCCCACTCTAGGAGAACACCGTGAAGACCATCGTAATCGCAGGCCGTCTCGGCAAGGACGCCGAACTCCGCAGGACACAGGACGGAACAGCCGTTCTCAATTTCACCGTCGCCGTCGATGATGGCTATGGCGAGCGCAAGGGCACGCTGTGGTTCGATTGCTCGCTGTTCGGCAAGCGGGGCGAGGCGTTGGAACCTCACCTGTCCAAAGGCAACGCCGTCTCGGTGTCAGGCGATCTCGGCAAGCGCGAGCATGACGGCAAGACGTATTTCACCGTCCGCGTCTCGGAACTCACCATGCAGGGCGGGGAGAAGCGTGAAGCGGCTCCGAAGCAGGAGCGCCAGAAGGCCGACAGAGACGACCCGCGCACGCACGGTGGGCGCGATCTGGACGACGATTTAGGGGAGGTTCCCTTTTGAGCACCGTAGAACTCATCCCACCGAGCGAGCGCGCCCGCAACTATCGCCACGGATACAAGACGGCGGGGAAATACTCGCCTGAGTATTCCATTTGGATGAACCTGCGCGCGCGCTGCAACAACCCGAAGAACAACCGATACGACAGCTATGGTGCGCGCGGCATCAAGGTTTGCGACCGTTGGATGGCTGACTTCGTCAACTTCCTGGAAGACATGGGACGCAGACCATCCAAGGCTCATTCAATAGACCGCATCGACAACGATGGGAACTACGAGCCCGGAAACTGCCGCTGGGCAACGCGCAAGGAACAGTGCCGCAACAGGCGGTCGTCTCGGTTTCTTGAGTTTAACGGGCAAGTCAAGACGGCGGCTGAGTGGGCTGAGGAAGTCGGGATTGAGCAGTCAACGCTCAATCTCCGTCTCAAATATGGGTGGTCGGTTGAACGTGCGTTGACACAGCCCCTTCGAGGCAAAGCCAGCAAGGATGGGAAGCAGATGCACGACGCTACAATTTACCGATCATTTCCGTTCTGAGGAGCCGCAGATGTCTCGCTGGACCATCATCATTCGCGGCGCGGCAGATGTCGCCAAGGCCGCAATGTGGGCACGCAACGCCAAGCCTGGAATGCGTATCGAGTTCAAAGAGGCGAAGCGCACGAACGAGCAGAACGATCGCATGTGGGCGATGCTGACCGATGTCGCGTGTCAGGTCAAATATCATGGCCTGACGCTCACGCCAGACGATTTCAAACTGATCTTCCTCGACGCACTGAAGCGTGAGGTCCGCATGGTGCCGAACCTGGACGGGAACGGCTTCGTCAATCTCGGCCGGTCATCGTCGGACCTGTCCAAGGCCGAGATGTCGGATCTGATGGAGATCATAGCCGAGTTCGGCGCGCGTCATGGCGTCCAGTTCAATGAACCACAGGAGCAGGCAGCATGAACCTCTCCCCGCTCGAACACCCTCGCCCCATCCCGGTCAAGCCGCACACCCGCTCCCGGCCTTACGTGCAGGCATACAACACGACAACGCGACGGCTGATCAGGGAAGTCGAGGAAATGCGGTTCTGGCGACAGTGGCGGGAGTTCTTCATCGCGGCGGTCATGGAAGAGAGCAGGAGAGGGTGATGAAACTGACAGAATATCAGAAACGCGATTATCAGGAAGTCTTGGACACCCTCGAAGCCGTGGTTAGACTGGCGCGGGCGAACTTTCCTCGCGACAACGGCATCAAGATTGAGACGCACGGCTCAAGCCCTTCGGCGTCTATCTCGATCTACCCAGCTATACTGCAATTCCTTATCGACGCCGGTCGTTCCGCTCTCACCCAAGGGGAATGAACGTGGCGCGCGCAGAGTTCAACGCGGCAGTCCGCAAACAGGCATTGAAGCGATCCGGCCTTGTCTGTGAGGCTGTCGGTTCTTGGTATGGCCTTCCCGAAGGCACTCGCTGCACGGCGAACCTCGCGCTAGGCGTTCAATACGATCACCTGATCCTGGACGCGAACTCCAAGGATAACAGCCTCGAAAACTGTCGAGCAGTATGCCCGAAATGCCACGGCTGGAAAACAGCAAATCGGGATACGCCGCTCGCCGCGAAAACAGTGCGTCAGCAGTTCATGGGCATGAACACGCGCCCGAAGCAGTCAATCCCTTCCCGGCCTAAAGCCCCGGCGAAGGAACCGAAACAGCAGTTAGCTCGCCGCCCGCTCTATGCGGTGTGGCCGGCAGGCGCAAATCACGAAGGAGATTGAAGGTGAACAGATCGGAACACTTGCTGACTTGCCTAGCGGAAGAGTGCGACGAAGTCGGGCAGCGCGTGATGAAGGCTCTCCGCTTCGGGCTTTCCGAAGTGCAGGTTGGACAGCCTCTCAATAACGCTCAGCGGATCGCTGGAGAATATGCTGATCTCGTTGCCGTCTATGAAATCTGCGTCTCTGAAGGTCTGCTCCCGGCGCCCGAAATAGAGGTTGCGGAGAAGGCAGCGAAGATCGGCCGGTATATGGAAATTTCGCGCAAGACTGGAGCGCTGACATGACCCAAGCACTCGCACAGGCAAGGAAGGCGGAAGTCCTCGAAACGCAAGCATGGGACTGCGATCAGTGGCCCGACTGGCTGCACAAAGTCGTCAACAGGACGTGCGAAGTCGCCGATCGGCTCGATATGAGTTCCGAGCAAGCGCACGCCTATGCTGCCCTCGCCGCCATTGATGCTGCACTGGACGCTCCGGTTCCCGTCGAGGGGGTGGAGCGGGAACTGGTGGAGCGATCCGACATGGAGGCTCTTGCAGAAGCCGCTGTCAAAGCCGGCCGCTCGCGGTCGTCGTTCGCGCAAGAAGCGGAGTCAGCCTACGACGAAATAGCCGACACCGCCATCCGCAATCTGAAGGAGCCGTCCGATGTCTGAGACAATCCCCGAGGATCTGATGCAGGCGGCGCGGGAGATAGTCGCCGATATACCAGCGCGCTTTCGAGAAGCAAACCGCCCATTTGCGGAGTCTGTTATCGCCCGTGCCCTCATGTCCGAACGCACCCGCCAGGAAGAGAGGGTGCGAGTGCTGGAGGAAGTTAAAACCGCGCTGGCGCGCTACGATCTAGCCCTTGTTCGCCGTGAGCATGGCGATGTTGCCGCAGGTATTTTCGTCGATGATGCCCGCGCCGCCCTTGGCAATGGAGGCGGTGATGCGTGAGCTGTCGCGAGAAGAGTTTGTCCGCGCCTATGCGAAGCGTTCCGATCTCAGCGATGAGTGGGCCGTTCTCGGCTTTATCGACATGGGAGGGCGTGTTCTGAATGCGCTGCCTTGCGCTTGCGGCGCGGACGGCTGCGAAGGGTGGGCAATGGTTGCCCCCGACAGCGTCAACGCGCACCTTGAACTATACGCTCCGGACAATATCAGAGACGCCATGTCCGCCATCCTCCGCGCACAGGACAACGAGACGTGACACGCGCGCTGACACCTGCACAGGTTGCCGAGATGTGGCAGTGTTCCGAGCGCCACGTCCGCAACATGATATCGCGCGGAGAGTTGCCAGCGTTCAGGCTAGCGGGCAAGTTGCTCCGCATCCGAAAAGAAGACGTGGAGGCTTTCGAATGCCAGAGTGGCGCATCACCCGACTGCGCGGAGAATTCTGCGTCACATGGGACGAGGGAGAAATCCGCCGACGTTATCTGACGTTCACCCTTACTCCTATCGGCTGCGGTCTTGCCGGATATTCCCCGGCGCAAATTGCATGGATGTTCGATGACGCTCCGCCAAACGTTCTTCTCCCGGCAGAGTTTAAGGCGCCATCTCCCCAAACCCGATGAACGTTCACGGAGGATAAGATGAGAAGTAAGACAGCGATCGTGTTCGAATGCAGCGCTTGTGGCAGCGAACACCGCGTAGAGCGCTGGCCTGCCGATGTCCCGTGCGAATGCGGGCGCCTGTTCGATGTTCGCTCGCAGAAGCATATCGTTTTGAAGACACCACATCCCGGAGACGGACAATGAGCGACAGCATGGTCGAGAGAATGGCGAAGGCGCTTGAACCAAAGTGCCGCGCGTTTGGTCAGGGCGACATGCCGATAACCGTGGCGCGTGAGTTCGCTCGCGCCGTTCTCGAAGCAATGAGAGAGCCGACCCCGCAGATGTGCGAATTTGCAGAAGACAATTTCGACAGAGACGCCGACCCGATCGCAGTGTGCTGGCGAGCTATGATCAGTAAGGCGATGGAGGAATAGGATGGGCGACCATCGAGCGAGTATCAAGATCGAGTTCGAGATGCACGATGTGAAAGACAAGATTGAGTTCTGGATTAATTGGTCGCCAGACCATACCGGATGCGACCGGCGTGTTTATCAATGGGTCTCGGATCTGGCTGACCAAGCTATGATGCACTGGAATGAGAAAGTCGATGAACTAGATCAAAAGCGCCGTGAACGTGAGGAAGCGGAAAAGGAACGCTCAGAATACGAGCGTCTAAAGGCGAAATTCGAACCACAATGATCTCCCGTCGCTCTGAGTCATCCGCCCTACTCCGTGTATGGCTTATCCTTGTTGTATGTGCTGTTGCTGGGGTGGGGAGATGGATGGGAATCTGGTAGCCAACGCAGTTTGGGTTGCGAGGCAGTATGCCAAATCTGGAGCGGGGGATTTGGTTCACCACAAGCTCCAGAACATCCTCACCATCTGTACCTTATAGGACAGGCCAATCATCCTGATAAGGTGGCGGAGGAAGAAGCGGCGCATCATGGTCAGAGAGCGACTAGCCGCGAAGAGATCGAATGACGACATCCCAATAATAGGCGATCAGGGATGTAAGCGCGGACGCCGCGATACCCGTCACCCCCAGCGCTCCAAGGCCCATGAGCCGCCAGCGCTTCACATCTTCCGTGACACGTTTCGTATCGGCCACGTCGATCTTTACCACGGATATGTCCGTCTTGATATCGGAGACCTCGCCTTGCAGATCATCCATTCTCCGGTGAATCGCGGCGCGGCTGACATTGGCGGCGGCATTCGTTTCATGTGCTTCACGTTCGGCTGCCAGCATTGACTTTTCAATGCCTTCCACCTTCGCGAGCAGGATGCCCAAAGTCCTCTCTACGCCACTAGTCGCCATGCCTACGTTCCTTTCGTAGCCGTGTTAGAAAATAAGGAACCATTGGCATGCAAAGTGCA